CTAACCAAGGAGAACTAATAACATGGCTACTCTATACACCAACATCGCTCCAAGCGATTTGACCCTCAACGTCCGCAACCGCACCAACAGCGACCTCACCCACGGTGATCTCCGTTTTGCGGAGGCGACGTATACAGCAACCGGCAGCGAAGCCGCAAGCGGCGACACCATTGAAGTGGCTGTCCTGCCCGTGGGCGCGGTGCCCGTCCCCGAACTCTGGCGCGTGGCCAACGAGGCCAGCATGGGCGGCTCCGTTATCGCTATCCCCACGATTGGGGATGCCTCTGACGCCGACCGCTACAGTGCGACGAGCATCAGCGTCAACAGCAGCACCGCGGGTTCCGCGGCGGTTACTGCCGCCGTCGCAACCAGCGTGTTGCCTCGCTACGTCGTGACCGAGGCCACCCAGCGGGTGGTCGCCGCGTTCAGCCGCACCAATGCGATGACCGCGGGGAAGAAAATCAGCTTCCTCATTGCCTACAAGCTCTAACTGATTAACGCGCTGGCAGGCCGCGAATAAACGCCTGCCACTTTTTACACTTTCATGGCTGACGAAACCTCCATTGCCAATCTCGCGCTGGCCAAGCTGGGCATCTCGCCCATCATGGCGCTGACGGATGACAGCAAGCAGGCCCAGTTTGCCAACCGCTTCTACGCCCAGACCCGCGACGAGGTCATGTCCGGCCACCGCTGGAACTTCGCCATGCGGAGGGACGCGCTCAACGCCTTGGCCACCCCGCCCGACTTTGAGTGGGAGTTTGCCTACCAACTGCCGGTTGACTGCCTCCGCGTGGTGCAACTCAATGGCTACGAGCCGACCGAGCGCCTTGGCATTTTTGCCGTCGAAGCCGACCAACTTTTGACCGACGCCGAGGAGGCACAGGTCCGCTACATCGCCCGCGTGACAGACGGTTCGTTTTACCCGCCTCTCTTTGTTTCTGCCTTGGCCACCATGCTGGCCTCGCGTCTGGCGGGGCCGTTGACCGGCTCCCGCGAACTGCCCAGCGCCTTACTCCAAGAATACGAAAGTCTGACCGGCCCCAAGGCCCGCATGGCCGACGCCTTTGAAGAAAGTCGCCGCGTCAAGCCGCCGTGGGTCGATTCCGCTTTAGTCCAGTCCCGCTTCACCCGCTACCCCTACTAACTTATGCCCAATCTGATGGTCACCGCGCTCAATGCGGGCGAGTTGTCGCCCTACATGGATGCGCGGACGGACGTTGAAAAGTACCGCACCGGATGCCGTCGTTTGGAAAACATGATTGTTCTAACCTACGGAGGGGTTTACCGCCGTGCCGGAACCGAGTATCTGGGCGAAGCCAAGCACGCCGATAAACGGTGCCGTCTAATCGGGTTTAACTTTAGCGTGACGACCCGCTTTGTCTTGGAGTTTGGCGACCAGTATATCCGCGTCTGGGGCAACAATGGGCCGGTCCTCTCCGGCGGATCGCCTTTGGAACTGGCCAGTCCGTACTTGGAGGCCGAACTGCGCGAACTGCAATACGTTCAAGTTAATGACCTCATGTATCTGGCGCATGCGAACCACGCACCGCGCAAGCTGACCCGCGTGGCCGACGACAACTGGACGCTGGCCACAGTCAAGTGGGACTACCCGCCACTGCTCGACCAGAACATCACGGCGGTCACCATTGCCTCTTCCGCGGCCTCCAGCACCGCAACCCTTACTGCCAGCGCCTCGACCTTCCAGAGCGGCCATGTCGGCTCGCAGTGGGCCATCCAGTGGCCGCGGACCAGCGGCTCGATCAACGAGACGATTGACGGAAACAAGACGTCCTCTACCACGCTCGACATTCAAGGGACATGGACGCTGACCACGGTCGGCACATGGCTTGGCACGCTGCGATTGCTCCGCATCCCGCGCAAGGAAATGGATGAGGACGGCGGGGCAGGGTTTACCGCCTACGAGGTCGTCCGCGAGTTCAACAGTCTAACCACCGCCCGCAACTTTACCGCGACCGGAACCGAGGACGACCGCGTCGGATTAAAGTTGCAAATCCTTAACTTCGGCACCGCCAGCAGCGCCCGCGTGTTCCTTGAAAGCGCCGACTTCAACTCCGGCGGCACCGTGACCATCAACAGTGTGGCCAGCGGCACCTCCGCAGGCGCGACGGTGGATAGCTGGCTGGGCAGCACGATCACCGCGACTACCCAGTGGAGCGAGGCCGCGTTTTCCGCAGTGCGAGGATACCCGCGGGCCGTGGCCATCCACGAGCAACGCCTGTGCTTTGCCGGAACAACCCACCAACCCAACACCGTCTGGTGCAGCCGCGTGGATGACTTTGAAAACTTCCAGTTGACCAGCAGTTCCGACGGCGCTTTGCAGTTCACCGTGGCCTCCTCCGAGGGAAACCGCATCGCGTGGATGTTTAGCCAGAAGCGTTTGATGCTTGGCACCTCCGGCGATGAGTGGACGATTGGCGGGGCCGATTCGTCCTCGCCCTTTTCCTCGACCAACATCCAAGCGCAGCGTCAGTCCAGCTACGGCAGCAAAACGATCCGCGCTATTCTGCTTAACGACGTCCTCCTTTTCTTGCAACGCCGCGGGCGCAAGGTGAGGGAACTGACCTACAACTTTGAGCGCGACGGATGGGTTGCACCGGATCTGACCGTCCTCTCCGAGCATATCACCGACGGCGAAATTGTTGAAATGGCCTTCCAGCAGCAGCCCGACGCCATCCTCTGGGCGGTCAAAGGCGACGGCAAGCTGATCGGGATGAGCTACGAGCGGGACCAAAACGTCGTGGCATGGCACCGGCACTCGACCGACGGTGACTTTGAAAGCGTGGCCACCGTCTATGGACTTTCCGGCTCCGACGATGAGGTCTGGTTTTCTGTCAAGCGGACGATTGGCGGCACGCCTAAACGCTACATCGAACGCTTTAAGGCCGACAACCGCGCCAACTTTGAATCCGAAACCAAGGCCGACTGGTGGTATCTGGACTGCGCGAAACGCTACTCCGGCGCGTCGACCTCGACCGTGACCGGCCTTGCCCACCTCAACGGCAAGACGGCGGGAGTCTTGGCCGACGGGGCGGCACAAGTTAGCGCCACCGTGGCCAGCGGGCAGATCACTCTTTCCAAGCCCGCAACCAAGGTGCTGGTCGGCCTGCCCTTCACCTCGACCGTCCAGCCCATGAAGTTCGATTTCGATCTGCGCGACGGCCCCACTCGCGGACGCCGCAAGCGAATCAACCGCGCCACGGTCAGCCTCTACCGCTCGTTGGGCGGGGAGGTCAGCACGGACGGCACCGAGTGGTATTGGATCTACCCACGCGATTTTGATGACCCAATGGACGCCAGCCCGCCGCCTTTTAGCGGCGATGCCGAGATCGTTGTGGCCGGTGACTACTCCTTCGACGGCGACTTCTACCTCCGGCAAACGCTGCCCTATCCGCTGACCATCCGCGCTTTGGTCATAAAGCTCGACGCATACGGAGATTGACAATACGTTGTTTTGACTAAACCCATGAAACCACTGCTTCAGCTTCGCATGTACGATCCGGCGCAGGACGCGCCCATGATTGCCAAGTGGTGCGAGGATCATCACTACATGGGCATCCCCAATGCCATCCTGCCGCGTCTGGGAGTGGTTGTGCAGGCCGACGGCGAAGATGTCGCCGCGCTTTGGTTGTACATGGACAACTCGTGCGGCGTGGCCTTTGCCGAGCATCCGATTACCAAGGGCGGCTTGAGCCTAAAGTTAGCCAAGGCGTCTTTGATTCACGCCATCAATTTTCTCAAACTGGAAGCACGGTCTTGTGGTTACCACACGATCATTATCCGCACGTTGCCGCCTTTGGCGCGGTGGGCCAAGGATGCAGGATTTGTCAAAGACAGCGAGAAAACCTTGGTCACAATGCTTGTTTCAGTAGGGGAGGAAGATCATGGGAGTCGTTGAAACCATCGCAGCCGTCGCCATTGTCGCCTCGTTGGCCGCGGCGGGCACATCATTTTATGGCCAGCAACAGCAGGCCGCGTCTGCCGAACGGTTGGCCAGCTACAACTTTGCCGTCCAGAAGCAGCAGATGGAGATGCAGGCGCGGATGGCGGGCATTGCCGCCGACCAGCAATATCAAGCCGGATTGCAGAACGCTTCAGCAATGGAGAACCAAGCTCTCCGCGTCGAGCAGGAGGCGAGGGAGCGGGCCAAGCGGATGCGCTTTGAGAACGAGCGCCTCTTGGGCGATCAACGCGCCCGCTTTGGCAAAGCCGGTGTGACCAGCGCAGGCACGCCTCTGGCCGTCATGGCCGAGTCTGCCGGTCTGATGGAACTGGCCGTGGGCGACGAACTCTATAAGGCCGACATGGAGCGCAGCGCCTTTTACCGCAAGGCCGAGGTCGAGAAGTGGCAGGCCGGTTACTCGCTGATCGATAAAGCCGCCGCCGACTACAATTTCGCCAGCAGCACCTTCCGCGCTAACCCCATTTTGATGGAAGGCCAGAACACCGCGACCGCGCTCCGGACCAATAGCTACGGGTCACTTATTTCTGGAGTGGGCGATGCGGCCAGCATTGGTTCCGGCTTTAACTTTGGCGGGGGCAAGAAAAACCCAGCGGGCTACAACAACTTTGACTACGGGTCCGGCACCGGAGCCTAAACACAATGGCCAACATTCCCATCGCCCAAGTCCCGAACGCTCCCCAGACCGGCAACAGTGCCGTGCCGCTGCCGGTGGGCGCGATCCGCACGCCGAACATCGAATACGCGGAAATGGTCAATGACGCCAGCTACATGGCCATTGGCCGCGCCTACGAGAACCTTGGGGCCGCGGGACAACAAGCCGCCAGCGTCATGGGTGACTTTAGCATGTCAATGGCCCGCGCATCGGACGAAGCCAACTTGGCCAAGGCCGACAGCATCAAGACCGAACTCCTTTCCAAATATTACACCGAAACCCAGCGCATGCCGGAGGATCAGTGGCAGTCGCACTGGCAGAGCAAGTATCAAGACCGGCTTGCCTCCGAGGTGGGCGGCATGCAGATGTCCACCCGCGACGGCGCGAACCGCCGCGACATTTGGCTGCAAAGCACGCAGACCGCGGTCAGTGCGGACATTTTTACCAAGTCGAACAAGTCGCTCATCGCACGCGCCCGCATGGAATTTGACAACGGTGTAGAGCGGAAAATAGAGGAAGGTGATCACGAGGGGGCTTTTGCCATGATTGCCCGACGCGGGTTATCTGGACTCTCCAGTCCCGAAGAAGACGAGCGCGACAAACTTAAGATCGAACGAGTGGTCAAATGGGAAACCATTGAGCAAAAAGTCAGCACGGATGCCTCTGCCGCGGCCCAAGAGTTGCAACAGGCGGTGGATGAAAACAAAGAGCACCCCAATTATCCCGAACTCAAAACGCAGGCCGACCGCGTCAAGGCTCTCCGCGCTGCCCGCGGTTTTGAGCGGGAAAACATTACTCGTTACAGCAGCGAAGGCTTGGAGCGCGTTTTGCAGGGAGAATTCCAAAGCGCCGAGGAAATTGAAAAAGCCTACACCGGTCTTCTGCCGACGAGAGAAATTGAAGAACTCAAGGCCACTTTATTGCAAACACCCGAAGAAGTGGCAAAGCGAGTAGAGCTTTACCGTCCCGTCTTGGCCATGATCGAAGCCTACGACCCATCGACCGACAAGGACTTGGGTGCCCGCATGGAAATCCGTAGGGCCATTCGGCAAGTGGAAACCGGCTTTCAACTGGACTTGGTCAACACGCTTAACGACAAGGTGCGTCAAAACAAACCCTTGCCTCCAAGTTCGATCACCACCATCCGCAAGGACTTGGAAGATCGGCTGAAGGCAGGCGAATACGGCAAGTGGAAGGTTGATGCCAAAGGCAACCCAAAGAACCCCGCGGAGCGGGCCAAATACGAATCGGCCATGCTTTCCTACGGCCAAGAGGCCACCGCCTTTAACGAGTGGGCGAGGAGAAATCCCGACGCCTCCGACGCGGACGCCTTCAGCGAAATCAACCGCATCCGCACCGACCAATACAAACGCGACAAGGCCGCGGGCCGCGACCCCAAGATGCCCGCCGCCATGCAGGCTCCGAAGCTGGAGGACATCGAAGGCGAGATTCGCCGCCGCCGCGGGCAGTCTTCCGCCGCGCCATCGCAAGGCCGCGCACCGGCCACTGTGCGGAACAACAACGCGGGGGCCATGTGGTATCGCGCTGATAGCTGGCAATCCAAGTTTGGCGCGACTTTTGGACAAAAGCTCGACGACGGCTTGGGGCAGGGCAACCAGATCGCCAAGTTCCCCAGCCCGACGCATGGAGCCGCCGCCTTAATTTACCAACTCAACCGACCATCCTACGCCGACAAAACGGTGCGCGGGGCCATCTCCCGCTGGAGCGGCGGCAACAACGTCTCCAGCTACCTCAAGGTGCTGGGTGACGCCGGATTCTCGCCGGACCAACAAGTCAGCGAAATCATGGCCTCCCCAGAAGGAGCGGTCGCCTTTGCCAAGGCAATGGCCCGCCATGAGACGGGCTACGACTACCCGCTCGACGATAGCCAGTGGCAGGAAGCCTACCAAATGTTCCGCCAAGCATGAGCAACACCATGCTCAACGAAGGGGAGGCTGTTTCCCGCGGGGCAATGGGACGCCAGCGCAACCCAAACTTTTCTTTGCCTATCGACGGCGCACAGGCCCAGCAGTTGATGCAGGACTTGGGCGACCAACCCTCCATGCTCGACGAGTCCCGACTCGACCTTCTGGAAGGCTACGCGGGCGAAGTCCGCAACCAAAAGGCCCGCGACATGCGGAGCATGTATACCGACCCCGTGACATGGTGGAAGGGCGAGGGCAACGACAACGTGGCCGACGAGGTCAAGCACGAGATCGCCAACCGCCGGTTCATTGCCAATGCCTTTGGTCAGACCACCGACCAGCAGGGAGATCTCTACCCCAGCTTCCGCGACCGTTACTTTGACCAGACCTTCGGCAAGGTTCCCGCCAACGAAAGCGAGGCGTTTACCATGCTGCAAAAGGGCGTCACGGCCCAGCAGCAGACCGAGCAGGCCATTAAAGAACTGCCCTCTACCTTGGCCCTTAATCTCATGCGGGCCGCGGCAGGCGGCACAGAAGTCAGCGAAGCTGCATCCTACGACATCTACCAATCGTGGAAGGACCGCCACGCCGAAGTTCTTTCCGCACTGCCCGAAGATTGGGAAAGCAAGGCAATGGAACAGGCCGAAAGCCTGCGCTCCGAAATGGACACCATGATGCGCGACATCGCGCCGGAGGCCAAAAAGGTCTGGGACATCCTGCAAAAGTGGACCCGCCCAGAAAAGACTTACACCGGAGACAAGCCGCCGCAGGGGCAAGGTCGCGGACCCAGCCAGCAAGACACTTCAATCGCAAACGACACGCCCGTCTCCCGTGAGGACATCGAAGGCGTGGCCAAGGCGCTGACCGAGATGCCCGAAGAAAAGCAGAAACGCCTGCTGGAAATGCTTTACATGTCTGCCGAGGCAACCGGCGCGGGGATGGGGCGCGGCTTTTTTGAGAAGATTGGCGAGGGATTGGTCCGCGGCGGGGTGCGGATCTACGAGGAGGGCGTGATGGCCAGCGAGGACCGCACCGCTCGCTACAACCTTACGCGCCTCAAACGCGGCGAAACACTTTACGAAATGGCCGACGGTGTGGTTGGCAGCAAAGAAGAGATTGCCCGCTTGGCCTCCTCCGGCAACTACAACGCCACCAAGCTACTGACAAACCCCAGCTTTCAAGCCGGAACCGGCAACGTCAACGACGAGCGCCGTAGCCAACTGCTGGATGCCAACGAGCAGCGAGTGCGCGAACTTTCCACCCTACGGAAGATTCGCAGCCTCGCGTCGGGAGGTATTGATCCGCTCAAGACCGAGATGACCGGCGTGGTCGGATCGGTTATACAAGGTGCCTACGATTACAGTCAGTCTGCCGCCTACTCCGTGATGGCCGCGGTGCCTTATGTTGGATTTCCCGCGGTGGCCGTGTCGCTGGCCAACACCAACTATTTCCGCATGCTGGACGAATACCCCGACATCGATTCCGACTTTGCGTGGAACGCATCGCTGGCCATTGGTGCCCCGCAGGCTTTTGTTGAGCGCCTTAAAGTCAATGCGCTTTTGGGTCGCTCACCCATGCTCAACAAACTGATGAAGCGCATGACAGATGCGCGTGTTCCCTTGGGTGTCCGCATTGGCTTGGCCTACGGAGCTAACGTGGCCTACCAGACCGGACAAGAATTTTTGCAGGAGGCCATGCCAACGGTGGCCGACCAGTTGTCCGCGGCTCTCCGCGAGGACATGCCGGAGTTTGACGCCAACCAAGCATGGGGCGCTTACGTCGATCAGATGCCGCAGATTTTCTATTCTATGCTCTGGGCGGGCTTGATCGGCACCGGAGCGGTTTCCCTGCGCGAGTTCAAGCGCGACGGTATTTTTCTGACCAACGTGGGCGAACTGGAAATGGTTGGCATTGTGGGCGACACCGCCCGCGACATTGCCGCCGAGCAGGACACCGACGTCCGCAACGAAAAGATCAAGACCGCGTGGGGCCAGCGCAGCGAGGCCGACATCAAGGCCGGTATTGCCAAGCGTGCCGCCATGCTGCAAGCGGCCAACGTCACCGACCAGCGGGCGGGAATGCCCCTGCGCGATTCGGTCGAGCTACAAGACGGCACCGTCCAGCACACCATCCGCGACAGCGAGGGCAATGTCCTGCTAAAAACCACCGACCCTCTGGCCGCAGACGTCGCCTACATTGGCATGGTCCGGCAGATCACCAGCAAAGAGTTCAACAACGAGACGGTTGAACTCAAGGGACTGACCGAGTGGTGGTTGACCGCCGATCCGACGCGGGCCGACAACGAGCAGCGCGAACTGCGAGACACTTCGCAGGGAAATGCCCAGCAAAAGCTGGAAGCATTACAGCAGGCCAACAACGAGCAAGGCATTGCAGAACTGCACCGCCGCATCGCCCAGTCGCCCTACGCGGGCACCCCCTACGACCAGATCCAGATTCTGGGAGAGGCCAGCGTCGAACAGGTGGGCGACATGGTTTTTCGCTCCGTTATCGCGCTCAATAAGAACAGCCGCGTGCGTGACGCACGCGAGGAGATGCACCACACCGCCGTCCGCATGGCGGTCGCCAACGGCAAGGTTGACGAGCAGACCATGCGTGGCTGGCTGGAGGCCACCGAGCGAGTCTTTGCCGAAAGAGGTTTGGGCATCGCCCTGCCACGCGCCGACATGACCGACATCGTCGAGTCAATGGCCGTAGTGCAGGAAGCCTTTGAAAATGAGCGGATTAGCGCAGACGTCGAAATGAGTCTGCCGCAGGCATTTGTCGATTACATCAAGCGGATGATCCAAGTCCTTGTCGAAGTGCTTAAACGCGGCAAGGCCATCCGCGAAGCCTTTGACGCCGGAGTGTTACCCGCCGAGTTTGAGGGGTTCCTTGCCATGACAACCGGCGTGAGTCAGCAGGAGATTGTTGACCGCGCCCGCGAGCGGACGGAGCAAGAGGTGGTGGCGGGGCAGAATTATTCGATTGGCGATGTGCGGCTTGACCAATATGTGCAGCGGCAATTTCCAGATCATCGATTCATTGTCGGCGGAAAACCAACAATGTTGAAAACGGGCGAGCCGGTTGTTTTGAAGATGAATCACGCTACCCGCAAGCCGAAGCAACTAATGAAGTCTGGCCGGTTCAATGAAAAATATCTTGGTGAAACTTACGGGGCGGATAACGACTTCCTTGGTTGGTATTTTAGCTCCGATTACTTCATCGGAGACGACGGCGAATACGTTGGAAAACGCGGAGAAGTTCTCCCGTTTTACGTCCGCATGGACAATCCGCTGGTAATCGACACAGATCGCTATCCGTTTATTGAAGACAGAAACAATTCCCTCAAGGTCGCGGAATTACGAGACAAGGGTAATCACGACGGAATTATTGCTGTCATTGTTGGAACGTCGCGGCTTGGCAATTTTGAGGCACCAACAGGAGTTAAAGAAATCTACGACCAAGCCGTAGACCTCACGGCAGATAAGTTCCGAGATCTTCCGGCAAAGCTGCAAGATACAGTAGACAAAGAAGACCAGATTTATCGGGACTGGTTTGAGGGGAAGCGTCCAGAAGCTGGAAGTGAGATTTTGTCGCTTACTCCTAATGCAACAAAATTACTGGACTCTGTCGTTCCCGAATTTTCGGATGCAGTGTCGTTTGTCGAAAGACGGCGAAGCACTGGCAAAGATGGTATAGCGGCACAGACATGGTGGGCCATTGTTGCTCCAGAAAATACATCCCAAATCAAATCCGCCGACCCCGTAACCCGCGACTCCCAAGGCAACGTCATCCCGCTCTCGCAGCGTTTTGATGCGACGACGGCGGATATTAACTACTCCATCGTCCGCTCCGTCGATCACTACAGGAACGACACGCGCTTCGACAAGTTGGTAGAAGACGGTCGAGTAGTCACTGGCGTGGACGTCAACGACTTTGCCGACATGCACATTCTGCTGCATTCGCCGGATAACGCTTTTGCCGGAACGATCCAGTTGACCGACGGTGGTCAGATTGATGGCAAGGGCGGCGTTTACTATCCGGCGTTGTATGCCGACAAAAACTACTTTTGGGCGTCCACCGAGGCGATGGTCATGCGGACGGCCAACCACCTCAACGAGATCGGGGCCAAGAACGACGGCAGGGTTCTCATGGGACTTGTTTCAGCGCCGGTCGAGAAGCTGTTCTCCTCGACATCGATGGCCACTGGAGTGGTCAAGTTTCTCAACGCGCTGACCAGCGATTCAAGGGCGGGTCTGTTGAAATCCGACCTCAACGCCATGCTTGTCGCTGCCAGCAAGGTGGAGGTCATTGTTCAGACCAAAACCAAGACAACGACAAAGACTTTTCGCGCCAAGCTCAAGGCAAGCGACAGCTACGCAAAAAACCTTGCAAAGATCGACGAGTTGCTTGAACCGGATGGTTCCATCTTCCAAGTGCGAAAGGCGTTTGTGGAGTCTCTGGCCGAGCAAGTGGCCAAGCACCTCAACGCTACGCCAGCGAGCGCGGCGTATGTTGCTGGTATTCTTGCGGACGCCACAAACAAGCACGCAAAGAACACCATTAAGCTGGGCAAGTTATCCAAGGCGTCGTTCATGCAGGGGCTGGGCAACATGCTTACCGAGCCGTTCCTGCGCGACTTTCAAGAGCATGGCAACGGGAAGATTT